CGTCGATCAACAATACCCGACTATTATACGTCATGCCTTGCGGGTCTTCTTCAAAACTTCATGTTAGTAAATACATCCTGCAAATTAACCATGTAAAATTTCTTTATTGATAATGTTTGATTGAACACCCATAGCATCTGTTTGGGTGGTTGTCCATGTGCCCATCAAGTTTGGTGGATTAATTGTGTAGGTGTGCATAGGAGAGGCACGAATTGTTACCGATGCCTCCCCGTCACGTTTTAAGGGTCCGACTGGTTTCAACTGAGCCTGTGGCTCTGCTTGCATCAACAACCGTCGAAGTTCTAATTCGAACTCGTCGCGGTGCTGGGCGACTCCTGGCCAGGAGTACTTGTCGTCCCATGACTTATCATATGCAGATAATGCAATCTGCACAATATCTTCTGGATTATTCATCTTCGGTTGCCGCCGAAATACTAACGTCTTCAGGATCAAATTCAGTCTGATACTTCATAATCAGTGAATCACAAATTTCACTGTAAAGTACTTGCTTCCGAATAGGATCTGCGTCTAGGAACCCTTGAAAGTCCTTGGATTGAAATTTCGTTTCTTCTCCCGTAACAGGATCGACGTAGGCATACCATGCACCTGCCTGCTTGACCATTTTGTTTTCCTTCATCACCTTCAACCAACTACCCAAATCGTCAATGCCACGATTAAAATAAATTTCAAATTCTGCCGTGCGATGTGGCGGACCAAGACGATTCTTCACAACATTTGCCTTGACCTTCACACCAATGACATCTCCACTAGAATTACTAATCTTACCGAGTAACGACAATCGAAGACGAGTTGATGCGTGGAATGCAATTGCCTTACCACCCGAAGTTGTCCACGGATCAGAGAACGCCATTGCATTCATCTTCTGACGGAGTTGATTGGTAAAGACGAGTGCAATACGTTCCCGGCCAAGAAGGCCCGTAATCTTGCGCATTGCCTTACTGATGATAATTGCCTTATCGGTAGCATATCCATCCTTTCCGAAATCTGCTTCCATTTCCTTCTTCGTGGATGCTGCGGCAACGGAATCGACGACGATAGTAACAATCTTATCACGTTTCTTGGGATCTTTGCGAACACTTTCAATGATAGTTGTAATTGCATCAAAGATTTCTTCAACCGTCTGCAACTGCACATATACCAACTTATTCATATCAATACCGACCGCCTTAAAGAACTCTGCATTAACCGCAGTTTCGGTATCAATAAGCACCCCTACTCCACCCCTTAACTGCGTATTTGCAATCAACTGTGCCCCTATTAGCGACTTACCAGACCCCTCCAATCCAGTGAGTTCAGTAATCCGTCCAACCGCAATACCACCGTTTGGACGATTGCTAATTGCCACATCCAGCATCGTTGCTCCCGTAGAAACAAAGTCTGTAAAGTCTGTTGGGGTTGATTCGCGGCCGTCGAGGAAGAATGCAACTTGATCGCTGTCTTTATTCATTTTATTCAAGGACTCTGCAATGAGCGATGCAAGCTCGTCGCGGTCTGGTTCTTGAATAACCTTCTTTTCTTTTGCCATAATATTTTCCTATAGTATAATAACGTGAATGACCCACTATGTAAATATAGTGGGTCATCCAAGTAAAGTCAAGTGGTGTTAGTTATTAAATACGTCGTCAAATTCGTCAACCATATCCTTGACTGACTTTGACTTGAGTTCCACGGACTTAGCTGCCGTTGAAGAGGTGGGGTTGATCATCGGTGCTTCCTTCACAGGTGCGGCAACTGGCGCCGTCTTTACTGCATCGGGATCAAGATAACGTTCCAGCGCAACCTTCAGTTCTTCATAGGAAGGTTCCTTGAAAATTGCCTTTACGTCTGGCTGTTCGGTAAGGAACTTCTGAATCTTTTCTGGAGAATCCGCCAGTGGCGTCTGATTGGGCTTGGGACGAACCATCGTCTTTGCAAAATTGGTATCACTCTTTTCCTGCGGGATGTATTCGATTACAACGTCACGGCCGTTCTGCACGTCGGTGATATCTCCATAATCGGGATCGGAGATGATTGACAGCAATTCGGTGTATACAATCTTTCCGAACGACATAAAACGAACACCCTTCTCTTCTTCACCACGAACAACGATGGGAACGAATGTGCGAAGCTTTGGTCGAAATGGCCGTGCCTGCATCCAATCATCCTTGGTGCCGCCAGACTGGAGTGCGTCGGCAAATTCTACGATGGGGTCACGATTACCGTTTGAGGTGGGAGACAGGTGCGTCTTATTACCGAGATAATGGAAATACAGTTCAATGAACGGATTTTCTTTGTTATCCTTCCACGGAACAATACGAACAACCGTCTTTCCTTCCGTGGGCTTCCAGAGTGCATCAGAACGTTCGTTTGTGCGGGTGAACTGATTGAGCTTAGCCTTGAGTGCTGAGATGTTTAGTGACATACTTGTTTACTCCTTAGTGTTTAGAATATTGTGTTTAGTGAGTTTACTGCCCACTTTATAAAGGTAGTGGGCCGACCTTAGTTTGTCAAGTGGCAAATACTATAATTCAATAATATCTGATAATTTTGTGTTTACCACTTTTAATTTTCCATATGCCGTAACTAATACGGTATTTTGTAATTCCGTCCAATCAATTCTATACGTCTTGTCTAATATACCATTATTTTTCATTTCAATCAATTTATTAATTGCATTAATTGTATAAATCGTGTTCGTTTGTTTCTTTCTATGCACCGAGATGGTGGATGCAGGCGGTATTACGTTTACATTTGTTTTTGTAATATTATACGTTAATACCAACTGATTTACGTCTTCTGTATTTTCTAATAAATACAATTTATTGAATACTAATGTATACGAATTTTTTATAATATCAATGGTATTTTCTAGTTCATCTACGGACGTAAACGTGCAGAGCAGCTGCGTGGACTCATTATTCATATATAACATCCATTAAAGGTGTAACAACCTCCCTATAAATATTATATTTCACTGTCAAACAACCGTCAAACTTCCGTGAGGTTTATGTATTTACGAAACTGCACGACCTTTTAATTGTTCCCAATCCTTTTCTGGGCGGTCTATGGTAATATTACGATTCCATACAGAATCCAATACGGGAGTGGGTATATTTAGCAATTTTGCTACATGACGAATGGCAGAAATATCTTTGGGAAAACATGACCCAGAATATCCTCTACGACCGTCTGGACCAGGAACTTGCCAATGCGATTTGCCCACACGCGAATCAAACGGTAATGTTTCTCGCACAACTTCCCAATCCACATTTATTGCACGGGCAATAGATTCCATTTCGTTGGCAAATGATACTTTTGCGGCGAGAAATGTATTGCATACATATTTGTAAAATTCTGCATCAGTTGAATCAATAATTTTTGCATACTTAACACTTGTAACGGTGCTTTTTATTTCTTGTAATACTTCCCAAGCAATATCTCGTCGAGTAGTTCCCGAAAATCCAAGTAACATAACGTCTTGTTGTAAATAATCTGATTTGTAATTTGCTTCTGTTAAAAACTCAGGATTGAATAATATGGTGTGCGACGGATTTGCCAACTGCAACTGTAATGTAGTTAATGGCGGCACCGTTGATTTTATAATTATTATCTTGGGTGTGTCGCTGATGCAAATATCAGTTACCACAGATTGTACAACAGATATGTCCGATTCTCCACTAGATTTCATAGGAGTAGGAACCGCTACATATATCAAATCGGACACTTCTGTTAATTCCGTTAATGTCGCACATGTTGGGTTTGTTGCGGAATTTACGTCAAATGTATGAGCCACCCGATCTTGTATAGAATATGCGTTTAGTACCGCGCCACCAACATACCCCAATCCAACAATGCCTATGTTAAAACTCATAACTGTATCTCCTTAATATTGCCGTATGTATTTCCTGAATATATACGGACTGGGAATTTTTTGTTTTCTTCTAAAATATCTTGTATTTGTCGTAATAGTTCACTATTCATAAACTGCATATCCAATAATATACTATCATAGGTATACAACACCAGATGATTCGTAGTATTTTTTATGAGGTCGATAATGCGCGTCAGTTTCGGCAAGGTTCTTACCATCTCCAATGATTGAACATAGTAATTGAACAGTTTACTTGCGTTCGGCATACCTACATCAACTGTAATCCCACTGGGCAGTTCTATGGTATTTGTATACTCGTATTGTTTTCTATGTGTGTGAATCTTCTCAAATAATTCAAAGTTATATGTTTCTCTGCTCATTCCATACATTACTTCAAATGTCCGTCGTTTACTTTCTGTATACATCTCCTCCGTAATATCAGTTGCATTAAAATAAATTTTGGCAAGTTCCGTGTGAATAGATTGTTCACTCGGTAATACTACTCCCAATTCATTTGCCATCAACCGTAGATGATATGCTTCAAAATCCATTTGTACCAATGATCCAGATGAGTATCTACTAATGAAACTATCACGGGAACCATCTGATTTATTTAGTGCTGCAAAGTTTATACCACCGAATCTATTACTTGGGCGGCCAGTTGCAGTATATGGATTATATTCCGTATACACCATGTTGGATTTGAACGCACGATTTGTATCAGACGAAAAATGCTGTGACAGCAATGTCCTATCTACACACAATCCTGCACTTTCTATATCCCTTAGCGTGGTCAATAATTCGTTCATATAGATGTATTGCCTAGATGGTTCATATAGACTTACGATAGGCAATAATTCTGTATTATAATTGGTGAGAATACAGTCCCATATCGTCAAAGGAATAATTCGATTCACATTTCGCATATTATAAAATGTATTATGCGTATCATTCACATATAACGTAAAGGAATCTTTTAATAGTGGTGTATTCAACTGATGAATGTATGCTACTGCTGCAATATCAATACATGAAATAGATACTATCT